AGGCAATATAGTCCCAAGGCTGGATTTCTTTGGTACTGTAATGGTTTCCCCCTACCTGCCTAGCAGGGTAGCCGCTCTTCTCCTGTTCCATGATCTTTTCTATGTACTCAGTTGTTGACAACATTGGTTGTATTCCCATATTTACGCTCCAAGTATTCGATGCTTAAGAACATTTCATCAAAGCTACCATCATTGACTTCGTTCATGACCAGTAGGCCACGCCAGTGACGGTTGCTCAGTTGATCCATGTACGATTCGTCATGTAAGTAATAACTACCAACCACAATAGCAGTGATAGACTTGCCATCTGCACGTTTTCCATAAGCGACTTGTTTTCCCTGCTGATGCCCAGCAATACAAGACATATGTAGCTTAGAGATAATAGCGGCAGGAGAGGCAGCAGGTCTGCCCATAGCGCCCACAGGCCAGTAGTGATTAAAGCCAACCCCATTAATGAATACGGGGTGGAGAAACCCATGAACTTCCCAATCATTTTCATATCCTAAATCGTGGGTAGAAATCAACCCTTCTAGGGTAGGATTGTTGTTGACTGCTCGATCAATGCGGTTCTCATGGTTTCCCAACGTCATCACCATGCGAGGCTTGTAGATCTTTTCCTTGTTCTTCTTTTGCTTGGCCTGAAGGTCTCGTAGAGGCTGTAGGAGCTTTTGCATGGCCTCCTTAGTCACCTCTACGTCCTTCTTGTAACGCAAGCCTTCAAAGTACTTGGAACCCTTGATATCGTGGCTAGAGAGGCTAGGCATATCAGCAAAGTCCCCTATGTTCACGATAACGTCAGGCAGATAATCCACAATGGCCTTACCTGCCCAAGTAAGGTGCTCCAGAGGAACACCCTCTTTAACCTGACAATCAGGAATCACTAGAATCTTCATCGTCTTCCTCGTCGGTTGAATAGAAAAACTCTGAACGCTGGTGTTCACCATTGTTGTTCAACTCAGGATAGCGTTTAAGCACTTCTTCAAACACTTTACGATTAAGCTCACGACCAGGGGCAGAAGAAAGATCATGGTCAAACAGTGGAATCTCTACGACATAGTGAACCTTGGAACGGAACTCATAGCCGTACGATGATTCCAGAACCTTGATAACGTCCTCAAGTATCTTAATCCACTGTGCACCACCATACTCATTGTGCATTGAATAAGAAGTGTTTGGATAATCGTCTGTATCACTGTTGTCCTGAGAGATGCTAAAGCTTACACGGGTGTCTTTTGGGTATGTTTCCATTTTGTTACTCCTTTGAATGATGTGAAAATAGTCTTCAAGTTCCATACACTTCCTCCAGTACTTCCTTGATAGCGGGGAATTGCTCATAGATAATAGCACGGGCTTGCTCTGCTACGTCACGATGTTCCTTCTGTGTTGCTTTATCGCAACGGATCTCGATGTAATGTAACCAGCTACGCAGTGTGCCATTCATGTACATACGGCTCATGGTCAATCCCTCTGGCAGCAGTTTACGAGCAACTTCCTTAGCGATACCCTTATCTAACGCACTCTTGTAGATCAATTCTACGTGGTCGATAAGAGCATTCTGAGAATGTTCCCACCAGTACTCAAGGTTAGTGTCTTTAGTCTCGATACTGTTCTGACGATTCTGATGATCCTGAAGACGTACATCACCAGTCACAAAGTCTGCCACCTTAGCGTAACGCTGAGAGAATTCCTGGAAGGAAAAGCTACGGTGACGCAGGATCTGACGAGCAATGTCACGAGTGGTTTCAATCTCCATGCAGACATTGACCATCTCAAACGGACTCCAATGCTTGTTCTTAACCAAGTACTTGAGAAGTTTTGAAGCCGTCTCCGGTTGATCCTCATTCGCTGGATTGCTCACCCGAGCCATGTAAGCTACTCGCTCCTCCGCTCGTGGTGTTACCCAGATTAAACTCACTTGGTTCATATCGTTTACCTTCCTCAATTGCATTCTTCAGTGCCGTTATGATTGCAAAGCACATCAAGGCATTTACTTCTTCTGGGGTCATGTCAAAGTTAAAATCAGCAGACCCGTCAGGATTCTCTCTAATCAGCTTTACGTCCATTGCAGTTCCTTATGAAGTATTGAGCATCAACGATTGCCAAAGGCTTACATTGATTCTGTTTGATAAATACGACTGGCTCATGAGTCCCGTGTGAGCAGGCTTGATTGTAGAAGTCATAGACAGCGATACGTGCATAGCTTTTACATTCAATCTGCCAAGGATAGATCTTACGAGCAGCAGGAGACAACATAACGTCCTCACCACCAGCACCCATTGACGTAGACTTGATATCGTCTGGTTCAAGGGCTTCAGCGGCCTCTAGGAGCTTCTGTGCTACCCACTTCTGTAAGTTCCTTCCTTTGGCCTTAGCACTGCTAGTCTTCATACTTTAGTCCGTACAAACTGATGCAACAAAGAACCAAAGGCATCGGTGAATTCTTCATCATGGTTAGTCTTACCCATCGTGAACATAATCGCATGAGTCAGTTCATGATAGAAGGTTTGCTCTGTCATTTGTGGCGACATACCTGAACGGATAATAATCTCTTGAGTAGCGGGATTACATAGTCCAAACTCAGTGATGCCTTCTACGTATCGGACTGTCCAGATGAATCCTGCAAGGCTGAAGGTGGTAGCCACATTTGGTTGGGATATCGCCTTAGCCATAGCAGGACTCCGTTCTCGTTAACTCTTTCCACATCGCCATCATACGCTTTAACACAAGCATCGTAGTACTCCTGTTCTGTGTTGCAATCTGCAAGGATCTTCTCAGCCTTGACTGGGCCTATACCTTTGATACCGATGATATTATCAACACGGTCACCAGTAAGGATCTGACAATAGAAATTATGTCGTCCTTCTTCTTCCGTGATGTAATACTTCTCTTTCTTTACAAAGTTATAGTGCCAACCAGGGACTTGATCGAAATCCTTGTCGATAGATACTATCCAACAATCGGCTTTTGTAGCTTCGATTGCGATCTCATCATCTGCCTCTTGCCCTTCAACAAGTCCTGCTCCGAGTCTTTGTAGATAGGCTCTGAGGGCGTGGTAGTGTTTTGGTCTTGGAGTGTCTTTTCGGTTTCCTTTGTAAGCGGCTGTCTTTGCCACCAGATGTCGAAAATTCCCCTCTCCTGTGATGTAGGCTTTGTAGTCATCGCAATTTAACTCCGTATAAACAATTTCAAAGAGGAGTTCTTTGGCTCTTGCGAAACAAATAGTCTCCTCCTCTTCCTCTGATGCAAATGCGACCCTATACACGATCACATCTGCATCAATGAGAGCTACTTTAGGAAGCTCAGAGGATGTCATCGTCCTCTTCCTTAGCGTCAGGCACGTAGGTCTTAATTTCAGTGACCTTCAGCTTCTGAACGCTAGTAGCCATGCCAAACTTAGCAGACATCTTATGTTTGTAAGAGGATACCAAAGCTTCGCACTTAGAACCGTTACCAAGAGTGTCAATTGGCACTTCTTGCTGTTCCTTGTTCAAAGGCTTGTACTCGTATTGGCTCTTAGCCACGATATAGTTACCCATAGCATCCTTGTACTTGACACGAATACCGAGGCCAGTCAGTTTAGCGACATCTTCATCGGAGAGCATACCGATGGTGCACTCATACTTACTGTTGTCTTCGTTAAAAGCTTTATTGAACTCAGCCATCCATTTAGTCCAGAACAACTCGCCAGAGATTTTAACAGGTTTCAAATCACTCATTTTGTTTCCTTCACTAGGTTAATAAAATCCTGCTTACCATACTACAGGGTCACTGCCCACCGAACTTCGGTGCTTCCCTTCCGCTACGCAGTTGGGGTGACGGATCAAGCTGACTAATTTAGATACTTTGGTGGAGTGGTATCACCCAACATTGTATCCATATATTCTAACGCTGCTACAAAAATTGCATAGACTTGATCGATGTCTATGTTGCTTGTATGCAACACTGAGAAGCTTCCTTCGTACAGGTCTACTACAATCCTGCCCTCAAAGCCTTCCTCAATGGGTATCTCGCCAAGATCTGCCAATTTTATACTCCCC